ATCGCCAACATGGGAGACACTGTGAAGATTATTAAGGAGCCTGAAATTTCAGTCTCTGCGTATCTTCGTGGTACAACTATCACCCAGCAAGATTTGACAGATAACGATTTCTCGTTAGTTGTTGATAAAGCTAACTATTTTGCTTTTAAAGTGGATGATATTGAAGAGGCTCACAGCCACGTCAATTTCCAAACACTTGCATCTGATCGTGCAGCTTTCCGTTTGGCTGACCAACATGACCAAGAAGTTCTTGGCTATTTGGCTGGTTTCAAACAATCCGCTTTGCACGACAACGCAGACACAGTAAACGACCAAGTTAATGGTACTAAAGCTGATACAGCTGCTGGTACTGACGAACTGCTTGCAGCTAACAAGCTTTCTCGCCCTGACTTTGGTAACATTACTACTGCAGGTGTAGCTGGGGATTCTATTCCTCTTGCCGCTCGTTTGCCCGGTGCAACTGCACTTCCAACTGCTTATGTCTCACCTGCAATGCTTGTTGCACGTATGGCACGTCTGCTGGATGCGCAAAACGTACCGACACAAGGACGGTGGATCGTTGTTGATCCAGTCATGATGGAAATCCTTCGTGATGAAGACAGCCGTTTGTTGAATGCAGACTACGGTGGAGCAGGTCTCCAGAATGGTTTGGTGTTGAATAACTTCCACGGTTTCCGTGTACACGTTTCAAACAACTTGCCATCTGTAGGTACTGGTGCATCTACTACAGGTACTGCAGCGCAGTCTACTAACTACGGTGTTATCGTAGCTGGTCATGACTCATCTGTTGCAACTGCCGAGCAGATCAACAAAACCGAAACGTACCGTGATCCAGACAGCTTCGCTGACATTGTTCGTGGTATGCATCTATACGGTCGCAAAATCTTGCGCCCAGAAGGTCTTGTCACAGCTAAGTACAACTTGGCTTAAACAAAATAGGTGGGGCTGGCTACACGCTGGCCCCTTCTATCTTTTATCTATTTTAGGATTTAACATGGCTACGTATGTTTCTCTAGTAAACGAACTACTACGGCGTATGAATGAAGTTACCCTAGATACAGCGGGTGATGGATTTGATACGGCACGTAATGTTCAGGCACTAGCAAAAGATGCAATCAACAGTAGCATCAGACTTATTTTACAAGATGGTCAAGAGTGGCCTTTCCTTAAGACTACCTATACACAAACTTTGGTAGCAGGTACACGCCAGTATGATTTTCCCTCTGATTACTCTAGTGTCGATTGGGACACATTTTACATTAAACAACTTACCTCTGAGAGCAATGGACCCCGTAGGTTGCGTCCTATCTCTTATGACGAATACATCCGTAACTATCGCACCTCTGATGATACAGGTGACTTGGTAAATGGTGAATCTGCACCTATTGTAGTTTATCAAACGTATGAAGAAAAGTTTGGTGTAACACCAGTTCCTAATGCAGCATACGAAGTAGAGTATGTATACTGGTCATACCCTAATGATCTTACTGTGTACAGTGACACTGCTATTATCCCGGATCGTTTTAAGCACATCTTAATTGATGGTGCTATGATGTTTATGATGCGCTTCCGTAGTAACGAACAAAGTGCCGCAATGCACCAAAAGAATTTTGAGGATGGTATCAAGGCTATGCGCCGTGTACTACTCGATGATCCACTAGGTCTTCGTTCTACTGTGATTATGCAGGGTGGTGGTAGTGCGTTTAGTGGTACTTTCTAATGGCTGACAATCTAGCCTCCTTTAAGGTCTTCTGCCAAGGTGGACTAAATACCAGCCGTGATGTGCTATCGCAAGGTGAAACCACACCCGGTTCAGCTATTTCGTTAATTAACTACGAGCCTGCTGTTACAGGTGGTTACAGGCGTATTAGTGGCTTTAGTAATGACTACGGTACAGTCACAGGTACTGGTAGTATTCTAGGCGTTTGTGTTGCTAATGGCGTAAACGATGGTATTTTAGCCTGTCGTAAACCCTCCAGTGGAAATGACTATTTACACTATTGGGACAACTCTACATCAGCTTGGGTAGCGGTGACTACATCGGGTACGCCTACAATGACAGGTGTATCTAAAGTTCGCTTTAAGCGTTTTAACTGGGGTAGCTCTAAAGTAGTATTGACTGATGGTATTAATCCAGCTGCTACTTATGATGGTACAACTTACACACAAGTTACACATGCTGATGCACCTAGTGCCCCTAAGTACGCTTCTATCTTCCAGAACCATTTGTTCTTATCAGGGGATACCTCTGAGAATACTAATTTGTACTTTAGTGCGCCTTACTCTGAAACTAATTTTGCCGCTGCCGATGGTGCAGGTGTTATTAATGTAGGTTACCCTGTAGTAGCTACTAAAGCATTTCGTGATGCTTTGTATATCTTTGGTATAAATAACATCAAGAAGCTTACAGGTAATAACATCGCTAACTTTGTTCTTGAGAATGTTACAGACGATCTTGGGTGCTTGGCTACAGATAGTATTATTGAAATAGGCGGTGATGTATTCTTCTTGTCGCAAGACGGTTATCGTCCTATATCAGGCACTAACAAAATTGGTGATGTTAATTTAGAATCTATCTCTCGTAACATTCAGTCTATTTTTACAGAGGTGGTACTAGAAGAAGACTTAGATGCTCTATCATCTGTTGTTATTCGTGAGAAGTCTCAGTTTAGGGTGTTTTTCGCTGTTGGTGACTCTACAGGTTTAATAGGTGGTATACGCTCGACACCACAAGGAAATATGTTTGAATTTGGGCAGGTTCTAGGTATTGAAGCTACTTGTGCAGATAGTGGTTATATAGGACAGTTCGAGTTTGTAATACATGGTAGTAGTACTGGTAAAGTACACAGGCAAGAACAAGGTACTAACTTTGATAACGCTGAAATATTTAGTTTATATCAGACTCCGTTTATACACATGCAAGACCCTGAGCAACGTAAAATAATACAGACGATAGCTACGTATTTACGTTCAGAGGGAGATAATGAAATAGCTATGTCTGTTTTGTATGACTATGAAGCGTTTGAAACACTAAGCCCAACAAACTTTTCATTAGTAACTGAAGGTGCAGCAGCATACTACAACGAAGCTTTGTACGACAGTACAGCTATTTTCGATGGTAACCCAGCACCTGTAGTAAGGACTAACGTATCTGGCTCTGGGAAGTCAGTATCTTTAAAATATGTAACTAATGATACAAATGCATCACACAGTATCCAAGGTATAGTGATTACGTTTGGAGTAGGAGACAGGTTATAAAATGGCAGGTTATAGTAGACAATCAGTAGCTGACATTATCGCTAGTGCAATAATTAGGGCGGCTCCAGTAAATGCAGAGTATAACGCCATACGTGATGCGTTTGCTTTTGCTACAGGTCACAAGCATGACGGCAGTTCTACAGAGGGTGCATATGTACCTCTTATTGCTGATACAGATGCAAAAAATAAAGTAGTTGTAGATACAGCGAACAACCGTATTTCCGTGTATAGTGAAGTAGGTGGCTCTGCAGTAGAACAGCTACGTATTCAAGATGGTGCTATTGTACCTGTTACTGATGATGATGTAGACCTTGGGTCTTCTGGTGCTGAGTTTAAAGATTTATATATTGACGGTGTAGGTTACCTTGATTCTGTTGTAATCACAGGCGGCACTATTGATAATACAGTGATTGGTGGTACTACTCCTGCAGCAGTTACAGGTACTACTATTACTGGTACAGAACTCGTTGGCCCTGTCACAGGTAATATAACGGGTGACGTAACAGGTAACTTAACGGGTGACGTTACGGGCAACGTAACGGGTAACCTTACAGGTGATGTCACTTCTACAGGCACATCTACCTTTGCTACTGTTGACATTAATAGCGGTACTATTGATGGTACTGTAATCGGTGAAACGGCACCTGCTTCTGCTGACTTTACTACAGTGGACACTACAAGCAATGTCACTGTTGGTGGTACTCTTGGTGTTACAGGTTTATCTACTTTTACAGGCGCTATGTCTGCAGGTAGTCTTACTACAACAGGTAACTCCACACACGCTACTGTAGACATTAACGGTGGTGCTATTGATGGCACAATCATTGGTGCTTCCTCTGCAGCCGCAGGTACTTTCACTACAGTAACGACTACAGGTCAGGCTACTCTGGCAACCGCTGACATTAATGGTGGTACTATTGATGGTTCCGTTATTGGTGGTGCAACTCCACAGGCTGTAACAGGTACAACTATAACAGCTAACACAGGCTTTACTGGTGCGCTTACGGGTAACGTCACAGGTAACGTAACGGGTAATCTTACTGGTAACGTCACTGGAGATGTAACAGGTGACCTGACAGGTAATGTTACAGCTTCTACAGGCACAACAACTCTGAATGACCTTGTAGTTAATGGTACTGTAGATTTCACGAGCACAGCATTGCTTAACGTAAGTGATCCTACAGCACCACAACATGCTTCCACCAAGATTTATACAGACACAGCGGATGCCCTTAAGCTTAACTTAGCTGGTGGTACGATGTCTGGTGACATCACTATGGGTGGCAATACCGTTACGGGTCTTGGTACGCCGATTGCTGACTCAGATGCAGCAACCAAGGGTTTTGTTGATACAAGCATTGCCAATGTTATTGATGCTGCACCTGCTGCTCTTGATACACTTAACGAACTGGCTGCTGCGCTGGGTGATGATGCTAGTTTCTCCACAACTGTAACGAACAGTGTTGCGACTAAGCTGCCTCTTGCTGGCGGCACTATGACTGGCGACATTGCCCTTGGCGCAAATAAGGCTACATCAACAGCGACACCTGCTACAGATGACACACTTACTCGTAAGGGTTATGTAGATACTCAAGATGCACTCAAGTTGAACCTGTCTGGTGGAACCATGTCGGGTGCTATCGCTATGGGTACATCTAAGATTACTGGTGTAGGTGATCCAACATCGGCACAAGATGTTTCTAGTAAAGCATACACGGACACACAGGATGCTACTAAGCTGAATCTATCAGGTGGCACTATGACTGGTGCTATCGACATGGGTGCTAACAAGGTCACTACTACGTACACACCTACAGATGCAGCTGATCTAACCACTAAGACATACGTGGATGGCATTCTAAGTTCAGCTACAGATGCTGCTACTAGTGCGGCTGCTGCTGCTACTTCTGCTTCTGAGGCAGCTACATCAGCAAGTAATGCTGCAACAAGTGAAGCTAATGCGGAAGCTGTGTATGATAGCTTTGATGATCGCTACTTGGGTGACAAAGCAAGTGCGCCTACAGTAGACAATGATGGTGATGCACTAGCAGTAGGTGCTTTGTACTTTAACACTACTGGTGGCGCTATGTATGTGTGGAACGGCACAGCATGGCAGGGTGTATCACCCGATCTAGTAGGAGACATAACACCACAGCTAGGTGGTAACCTAGATAGTAACGGTAACGACATAACCTTCGGCGACAGCGACAAAGCCATCTTTGGCGCTGGTTCTGACCTACAGATTTATCACAATGGTTATCATAGTTACATAGACGATGCAGGTACAGGCTCTTTATACATTCGTGCAGCCGATTTAAACATTCAGTCTATAACTGGCGAAAATTACATTAATGCGGTATCAAACGGAGCAGTAACTCTTAATTACAACAACTCCACCAAACTCGCCACCACCAGCACAGGTGTAGACATCACTGGGACTTTGACCAGCGATGCGCTGACTGTGGATAAATCTGGCTCAACCATTGTTGCCACACTGAACAGGTCAGACAGTTTTACGGGTTACATTAACTTTAAAAATACAGCAACAACCACAGGCTTTATTGGCTATGAGTCTTCTGATTTTGCGATTTATGCAGACAACGTAAAAGTTCTACAAGCGTCAGACGGAGGCGACATCTCCTTCTACGAGGACACAGGCACCACGCCAAAGTTCTTCTGGGATGCGAGTGCTGAGAGCTTGGGGATTGGTACGAGTTCGCCAGCTACATCTGTCAGCGGGTCGTCGCAAGGTTTAGCGGTACAACACAGTAATGTTCCATTCATAAGTTTGGACAACACTGGTTCATCTGGTCGTAGATATACTATGTATAGCAACACTGGCGGTAGTCTGGTGACTTATGATGAAGATGCCGCAGCATCCCGTATGGTTATCGACAGCAGCGGTAAGGTTGGGATTGGCACGAGTTCGCCTAGTGAGTTACTTTCCCTTGAGGGTGTTGTTGGGCCAAATGCAGACGCACCCTACCTTGCCCTCTCATCGGGAAGACCAACAGACAGATACAGTGCTATTGGTTTAAACAGGGGTAATACATCTAATCAAGTTGGATTGTCGTTTTATACAACGAATAACCTTGATACCCCCACTGAGAAGATGCGCATCGACAGCAGCGGTAATGTTGGGATTGGCACGAGTAGCTTAGGTTACACTGGTTTTGCTGACAACCTTACCATTGCTGACAGTTCTAATGGTGGTCTTACAATAAGAACAGGTGCAAGTGCGCAAGGTGCTATTTATTTCAGTGATACGACAGGCGATGTAGTTGGTCAGTATGCAGGTTTTCTTGTGTATAACCAAAGCGGAAACCATATGGCCTTTGGTACATCATCGACAGAAGCCATGCGCATAGACAGCAGCGGTAATGTTGGGATTGGGACGAGTTCGCCAAATACTACCTTAAACGTAAATGGCACATCTTCGTTTGGTACGACAAGCTGGCCTACTACCACAGTAGGAAAATCTGCGGGTCGCTCTCTTGTTGGTAATGAGGGCGTATCAATAATTTGGAATGAGGCAACAGCGGGTGCTGGCAATTCTGGTGTATTGTATATAGGGGCAAAAAGTGGTGCAGGTGCTTCAACAATGGGCTATGCCACCCTTCAAGGTGGAACTGAAAACGCTTCTGATCTTTCTTCATTCTTTACTGTATCAACAACAAATGGCGTTGGCGCACAATCTGAAGCCATGCGCATCGACAGCAGCGGCAGGGTTGGGATTGGGACGAGTAGTCCTAGTGGTCTATTGCAAATTGAGGGCATTACTGACCACTTAAAACTGACATACCCTTCCATTGCTTCATACATCCTTGACGTAAAGTCTAATGGTGATTTTGCCATTGATAAAGATGGCTCAGAACGCATGCGCATAGACAGCAGCGGTCGTGTAGGAATCGGTGGAGTTCCTAACACTAACTGGCGTGATGATATAGCAGATCAAAAAGTTCTTATGCTTGGTACGGAGGCTACTCTTTTCTCAGATGCAGGAATAACAACTGAGCTTTATAATAATGCGTATATAAATGACAGTGATACAATCATAAACATATCTACACGAGGTGCATCCCGTTATTTTCAATACCAAGGGGCGCATAAGTGGTATACCGCAGCTTCTGCTAGTGCAGGGTCAAATATAAACACTGAAATGACTAGCCCCAAAATGACACTAGATGTCAGCGGTAACTTGCTGGTGGGTCAGACAAGTGCGAGTGGTTTTGGTAGTACCACGGGCATACAAATGCTGGCAGACGGTAGAATACTTTCAACAGTATCTGGCGATCAAGCCCTTGCACTTTCTCGCACATCCTCAGATGGCCCTATTGCGGAGTTCTACAAAGACGGCTCCACTGTGGGGAGTATTGGGTCTGAAGGTGGTGATGCCCTTTATATTCAAAGTGGAACTACTAGCGGCACAGGATTGCTCTTCACAAGTAATGGTACAGCAATTCGCCCTGCCAGAAACGGGGTCACAGTACATGACACCCTCGATTTAGGTAGCGATACAAGAAGCTTCAAAGACCTCTACCTGTCTGGCGTTGGTTACGTAGGCACTATTGAGGAGGCTAACACCTCTCTCTCAGGCACTACGCCTAGCATTGATGCAGACACAGCGGGTAGCTTTACCTTAACTACAAGTGGTAACACTACCTTTACTTTTGCTGGCGTTACCTCTGGACGTTCTGTTGGCTTCGTGCTAAAATTAACAGCTGGTGGAGGTCACACTATCACATGGCCTAGCTCAGTGGATTGGGCAGGTGGTACGGCTCCAGATGCACCAGCTTCTGGTGAAACAGATGTACTAGTATTCTACACAGTAGATGGTGGTACTAATTGGTATGGTGCTTTAGCGATTGACGCTGCAGCATAACTTTATTATTGTTACTAACAAGGATAACTAACTATGACAACATTCACTTGGACTATTGTTAACTGTGAAAATGAAGTCGCTACAGGTGGCATCACAGTAGCACATTGGCGTGTAGAAGCAGAGGATGGCGACTACACAGCTTCTTCATATGGCACTGTAGGGTTTAGCCCGGATGCTTCTGACTCAGGGTTTATTGCTTATGACAGCGTAACTGAGGCTACAGTATTGGGTTGGGTCTATGGTGTTATTGATAAGGCTGAAACTGAAGCAGCTTTGCAAACTAAGATTGACGCTGATAGAACACCTACTACTGCATCAGGTACACCTTGGTAAAACCATAACAACATAACAAAGGAGAATCACAATGGTAGAGAAACAAACAAAAACCATTACGATTAACGACAAAGAATACACTGAAGATCAACTAACAGATCAACAGAAAGTAATGATTAATCATATTGGTGACTTAGAGCGTAAGATAGGCTCTACTCAGTTTAACCTAGATCAGCTAACGGTAGGACGTGATGCGTTTGTTAAAATGCTGAGTGATTCTTTGGAGCCTGTTGATGAGTAAGACTTCAATTATAATGTTACAAGCCGCTGCTGGCAATGCTGGAGGTGCTACAGAGTTTGTGCGTATTGGCGAAGGAACTCAGGGAACTTATAACTATAACGAGTATCAAAACTCTGTCCTGCGCCCTGACACAGGAGAACTTATTGTTTACCGTAATCGGAGGAGTTCTGTAGGTTCAGAAAATTATATTGAGAAATATACCCCTGAGTTAGAGTATGTAGCTGGAGCTAACGCTTACTTCTTGAATGGCAGCGGTAATATCAATAGAAATTACTATGGCTCACCAAAGTGGTCTTCTGACCCTGATTATGATTATGACGTATTGGGTGGGGATGGTAGCACTTACGCTGGGCCTGTTAAATATGCAGACATTGCAAGTAGCACAGTAAAGCAACAGAATGTTGGTTATTTGTATAGTGGTAGCAGCTACATAGGCCACATAACTCGTGCTTACAACATTGGAGACCGCACCTATGTAGTGAACTCAGCGCAGGGCTATGGTAGTGCTGTAGGGTCTTTCAAGCACACAGCCACCTCGGGCAGTACCACCGCAACTCAACCTACAAACCCCGGACATGAAAACAATCAAAACACTCAATTCTTTATTGATGTTCAACCTGTCGATCCTACGTCTCAATCAACGAACCATATAGCAATCCATTCTTCCAATTATCACACGTATTTTTATACCTTAAATAGTTCGCTTCAATCTACAGGAAACGGTTGGTCACTAGGATCGGGATCGGTACTCCAATACTGGAGTAATATGTGCATACAAAGTTCTGCTAATACTGTGTGGGCATATGACGTAAATAACAAATATTTACATCGTTATAACTACTCAACCAATACCCTAACCTCATACGAAGTAAATTATCCCGGCTCTGGTAATCCTACAGGCGTGTCCTGTTACCTAGCACTTATAAATGGCTACCTATACTTGCAGTCTCCACATCGTTCTTACGGTATGTTTGTCATTAAAATTGATACTTCTAACCCTACGTCTGGTGTGCAATCCAAGTTATTTGCGGATACGTCAGGGTACGGCGCTCCAAGTAATAACTATGTAGCCAATCAAAATGGTTTTTTAATTGAGGGTCCAAATGAGTTTCACGGAACCACGGACTTAATGTATATAGGATTTTCTAACTATACTAATAGTACTGGTAATTTTATGAGGACTAATATGGCTGTTTGTACTTGGGATAACCTTTCTCAGATAGCAAGTTATAATAGTACACTGTCAGTTGCGAACTCTACAGTGTCACTTACCCAGCAAAATCTTGGTGGTCAATCTAACAGTGGATTTGGTGGAGATTTATATAGCGCTCAAAATATCAACGTACCAAACACGAATGGCCCTGCCTTTTATCTTACAGGGCCAGACGGTCTCAATGTCAACGCTATTAGTGAAATATAAAGGAAATCTAAACAATGCACGTTAAAATTACAAATGGTAACGTAGATACATATCCCTACAACGTAGGGCAACTACGCCGTGACAATCCTAACACTTCATTTCCTAAGAAAATACCTGCTGAGATGCTTGAGAGCTATGGTATATATACTGTTGTATATACGGATACGCCCAACATTAATGACCGCACTCAGAAGGCAGAGCAAGCAAGTACACCCTCATTAATTGACGGTGCTTGGACTATCGTCTGGACTACATCAAGCAAGACCGCTGAGGAGACACAGGCGTGGGATGATGGTGTGGCTTTGTCTAATCGTGGTAAGCGTGATAGTCTATTAATTCAGTCTGATTGGACACAAGTAGCTGATGCTCCTGTAGATGCAGCTGCATGGGCTACCTACCGCCAAGCTCTGCGTGATATTACAGCTCATGCTAACTGGCCTAACTTAGAAGACGCTGATTGGCCTACTAAGCCTTAGTATAATGCTCTGTGTCCTTGCTTTCATTTCGTTTAACCACGCTTGGACACAGAGTGGTAACCGACTGTTTCAATACTGTTACTACGACTGTGGATTAACTAAGAACGGTACATGGTACGACAGGGTGTACAGAGTGAGTTACAACTACGTATGTCCTGTAGAAATTAAGTTTAAGTAGAGGCTAGTAAAGACATGGAAAACATTAAGCTTCCTATTGCTCTTGTTGCAGCTATGGCTGTCCAGCTTGCAGGTGGCGTATGGTGGGTATCTCAACAGGCTGCTACCATTGCAAGCTTAGAGGAAACTGTCAGTCAGCTTGGCTCACGTATGGCTATTGAGGATAACATTAACCTTAAGCGTGACGTTGAAGGTAATGGTATAGAAATACAGTATGTATGGAGTGACATAGAAGAGTTATGGGATGAACTTGCATCTATGACCTTAGCTATTAATGAGATCAATAAGCTTAAGCAACGCATAGCCGTTATGGAAAGTGAACTACGATACATCAATAGAGATCATAGGGACATGACTAAGTAAGATGATTGAAGTATTAGCTCTTGCAAGTGCAGTAAGTACAGTCGCTGGTAGTATCAGTAGTGCGGTAAAAGCGGGTAAAGATGTAAACAGTCTTATGCCTGCTTTTGGTAAGCTTGCTAATCTTGAGGCAGAGATTGGTGTTGCAGAGAAGGGTAGACACAAAGGACCACTAGGCCGTTTGACATCTACAGAAGAAGAAGGCTTTGCAATTGCTCAAGCAAAGATGAAGCATAAAGAAGTTACGGATGAACTCCGCTCTATATGTCAGTTGTATGGACCTCCGGGTATGTGGGATAGTGTAGTACATGAGCAAGCACGAGCAAGAAAGAGACGCAAGGATGCACTTGAAGCTGAGGCTGCAAAGAGAGATAAGATATTCTATGCTCTTACAATAGTAGCTGCCATTGTTATCTTTGCACTAGGTAGTGCAGGTCTAATATGGGGTGCTGCAATATTGGCACAAGAAATAAAGTAAATACTAATAGGTATTGACAGACAATTTTGTGATAGGTATAATGTTTTTACCTTCTTAAATAAAAAGAGAACGGGCAATAGATATAATGAGTCAAATTACAATTACTTCTCAGGAACTTGAGGCTATGCTTGACCGTGCTGCCCGTAAAGGAGCAAAAGAGGCACTAGCTTCTATTGGTTTACTGGATGATTCTGCACAGAAAGATATTGTTGAGATGCGTAGTTTACTAGAGGCTTGGCGTGATACTCGTAAATCTATCTGGAACACAGTAACTAAAGTAATGACAGTTTCTATACTGACCTTTATAGCGGGTGCAGTGTGGATGAATTTTGGTAAGTAAGGGTAGAGTATTATGGCAATAATGGAGCAAGGCGCACTAGACGTTAAAGTAAATGCAAATGGTACAGTTACTATAGGTAGAGGACATACTATAAGCGGAGGCAACGTTGAAGACCTTATTAAAGCGGCGTCAGATGCTTATGGCAAACGTTTAGGTACGGTTACGTATGCAGACGGTAACACCGTATTATTAAACGAGTATAAGAAAAACCCTAAAAAAGAAGTGGCCCCTGAACTGCTAAAGGAAGTACCTTCAATAACAACAGTAGGTACTGATGCAAGTGGAGAGAAACTTTATGGTGTGGTATATGCAGATGGTACTGTAAGTCATACAGGTGCAGGTCGGGAGGGTGTACTGGAAGCATCACGCAGACGTAGCAGGGCAAATCTGTACAATGAGTATATTACAGACGCACGTACACGTGAAGATTTTAATACGGATGCGCAATATCAAACTTTTCTAATTAATAAAAACATTCGCATTGGACAAGGTGCCTACGTAACAATGCAGGATGCATCCGGTAACTCTAAACTTGTTGCTCCTAATGGTGCCGTAGTAGCGGAAGGTACTTCAGAAGAAGTTCTTAAAGAATTTAGAAGTAAATCTAATTCTCTTAATCTTGCTATGTCTGCCGCAGAAAGAACGCAATCTTTTTCAACGCATGAAAAACGTTACGTTATGGAGCGTGAAAATATAAACACAGATGAAGAGTTTAACAACTATGTTCGTTCTCAAATAGAACAATCTCGTCAGGCATTAAATAACATTTATTCTTCTTGGGATGTAGCGGCACAGGAACAAAATGTAGATACTATAGGTAAAATGTGGTATCAACCTACTTTACCGGATATAACTACTTTTGTACCTACCATTACGCAAAGCGTAGGCTCTTACGAAGAGTGGTACAAAAATATTTTTGTAGATGGAATTAGTCCTGCGCAAGAAGAAGATACTATTAGTAATTTAGAGACAGGAACTGAAACAACTCAAGTTTTAGATGACCAACAACAGACAGCTACTACTGATGCAGTATCTCAGGCTGCTAATCAAGTAATAGAAACACCCCAAGATTTACCTCAAACGGTATCTTACCAAATGCCCCAAGGTTATCAAGGGTCAGGATTTATGCCTTCGTACACTGGTGATACAACTACAATGCAAACACCTACTATGACACCTATGACAGGTACATTTACTAAACCTGTAGGTAGTGGTATGATGAACTATCAACCAACACAACAGTATACAATAGGGCAGACAACTCCACAGACACCACAAATGTCTCAGCCACAACAGGCAGAAGTGCGTATGTACCGCAATGATACAGGTATGACTACTAGTATTACATTTGTAAACGGGCAACCACAAACACCAATTCCATCCGGTTTTTACCCTGTAGGATCGCAACCTGCTGGACAGACACAGTATCAACCACAGGTTCCTCAAGTGCAAGCACCTACACCTACATCAGTTACACCGTATACACCAAACGTTCCTCAAGTGCAAACACCTACACCTGCATCCGCTACACCGTACACCCCTCAGTTTAATATGAACCAAGGTGGTATTGTACCTCCTGTGCCTACACCTGCAGGTAATAAGTTTGGTGGATTTAGACCAGAGGCAATGCAGCGTATTGCACAGAACCTTGGTTACTCTGGTGACATGGGTGGTTTTGATCAGTACTTAACTGACAACCCAGATAAGAAAGAAAAAATGAATAACTACACTACTCGTGCTAAACAAATGGCAGAGGGTGGAATGGTGCAGAAGTTTGATGCCGGTGGTGATGTACAAAGTACAACAGTAGACATACAGCAGTACGATCCCCGTGTATTAAATCAGCAATATATCCCACAACAACCTGACTTTACAGGTCAGAATATTACACAAGTACAGGCTGGTCTTGCTAAGACACCGGGCTTGCCTACGGGTGCAACGGTAGTACCTACAGGTACACAGCTTACAGCTGGTCAACTTGTGTCACCTTACTCCGGTCAAGTTGCAGGGTCACTTGCACTGCCTACTGCACTTGCAGCTACTGAACAGGCTATGATGCCTACGACAGGGCAGGCAGCACTGGCATCTCCCATTGAAGCTTCTGGTGCCGTTAGTGCTACGGTAGATCAAACCCAAGCGGCACAATTACAGCAAGTGGCAGCTATAACTGCTGCACAGCAACAAGCTACATCCGTATCTAATCTGACAGCTGCGCAGGGTACAGGTATCTTGATGGATAATCCTGTACAACGACAAATACAAGACGGGGAGCTTATATCCGCTGCAGCTAATGCTGAAACTGCCGCTAAGTTTAATGAAGAGATACAAGCCGCAACTGCTACGCCTACTGCACAGGCTACTGTACAGGGTCAGCTAGAAACACTAATGACTCAGTTTGAAGGTGGTAATACACCTGCATGGGCCGCAGGTTCTATGCGTAACGCTACAGCTACACTAGCTGCACGAGGGTTGGGTGCTTCCAGCATGGCAGGTCAAGCTGTAATACAGGCAGCTATGGAAGCGGCACTACCTATTGCACAAATGGATGCACAAGTACAGGCACAGTTTGAAGGTCAGAACTTGTCAAACCGTCAGCAACGTGCTATGCTTGCGGCACAACAACGTGCGCAGTTCTTGGGTCAAGAGTTTGACCAAGAGTTTCAGTCTCGTGTAGCCAATGCCGCTAAGGTTAGTGACGTTGCAAACATGAACTTTACTGCAGAGCAACAGGTGGCACTAGAAAACTCACGTATTGCAAATACTATGGAGTTAACTAACCTGTCTAACTCACAGGCAATGGTACTGGCAGAGGCATCTGCATTAGCCAACATGGACATGGCTAACCTAAACAATCGTCAGCAAGCCTCTGTACAGAATGCCCAGAACTTCTTACAGGCTGATCTTACTAACTTGTCTAATCAACAACAGACAGAATTGTTTAAGGCACAGCAACGTGTACAGTCTTTGTTTACAGATCAAGCTGCACTTAATGCTGCACAACAGTTCAATGCAAGTTCAGAGAACCAAGTGTCTCAGTTCTTTGCTAGTTTGCAGAATAACACTGCACAGTTTAATGCGGCACAAGCAAATGCTCAAGGGCAGTTTAATGCAGGTCAGGTCAATGTTATCGAACGCTTTAATGCCGAGATCAACAACCAGCGTGATCAGTTCAATGCACAGAACCGTTTAATTATTGACCAGTCAAATGCTCAGTGGCGTAGAGAGATTGCAACGGCAGATACTGCAGCTGTAAATAGGGCCAATGAAGTCAATGCCCAATCTTTGCTAGGTTACTCACAGCAAGCATATAACAATCTGTGGCAGTACTATGCAGATAATATGGAGTGGGCATGGACATCTGCAGAGAATGAACGCCAGCGTTACATGAACCTTACAGTAGCTAAAATGCAACAAGATACTAATCTTACATTAGCCAAGGCTAAAGAAGATTACGAAAGCTCTTCATCTTTTGGTGGCTTAATAGGTAAAGTTCTTACCAGTGATCTGAGCAACACGCTTCTAGGCGGAATATTTGGATAAGGAATAAAAGATGTTTAATGTTGCAGTAAAAGCATACAAGAATGTACAGCTACCAAAAGAGGAAGCTCCTGTAATTAATACAGGTGGTCTATTGTCAAGGGATATGAAGCCTAAGACTAAGACTGCAGGCAAACTTTCTCCAGAGCAACGTATAGGTAGATATGTAGCGGAATTACGTAAGGCAAGGCAGGGGTTGAATAATGGCTAATTTACCAGAGGTAATGATTGATGCACCTATTGCGGGGCAATCCCTAACTACAGAGTTGGGTAATAGGCCGTGGCAAAAACCCCCACAGTATACTACAGTTGAAGAGGCACTTGACTTTTATATCCCCAGACTTACGGATGTAGAAACTCAAGATGACCTAATGAATGTAATTGAATTGGGTATTCCATTAACTACTATTGCAGATGCACTACAGTCTGGTGGTACTATGGACGGTAAGCATAGCATTGATGTAGGTATACTAATTATACCTGTACTAATTGAGACACTTGCTTACTTGGCTGAAGAACAGGGTGTAGAGTACGTTACAGGTACGGAGAAAGAAGTGAGTGACACTCCTTCTAGTTCTACAGTTGC